CTTTGCCGTAGTGGTTTGCAGGGAGGCTTTGGACAGCACCTTTGCCGTAGTGGTTTGCAGGGAGGCTTTGGACAGCACCTTTGCCGTAGTGGTTTGCAGGGAGGCTTTGGACAGCACCTCTGCCGTAGTGGTTTGCAGGGAGGCTTTGGACAGCACCTTTGCCGTAGTTTCCGTCATCGTCGCCGACGAAAGGGCGGGCGTTCCAACCAGTCCGTCGTACTGTCCGACAGTCAGCCCGGCTCCCGTCATGGCAGACGGGCTGGAAACCAGGTTCGGCACAGACTTGGTGGCCAGTTTCACTCCTGCGACAGCATTAGCCGTTTCCGTGGCCAGTTCCACTCCCGCGGCAGCATCAGTCGTTTCCGTGGCCAGTTTCACTCCTGCGACAGCATTAGCCGTTTCCGTGGCCAGTTTCACTCCTGCGACAGCATTAGCCGTTTCCGTGGCCAGTTCCACTCCCGCGGCAGCATCAGCCGTTTCCGTGGTCAGTTTCACTCCTGCGACAGCATCAGCCGTTTCCGTGGCCAGTTTCACTCCTGCGGCAGCATCAGCCGTTTCCGTGGACAGCGTGGCCTCCGTCAACGCCTTGGAAGTCCCCGTTGCGATTCCCGTGACGACCTCCATCGCCTTGCTTTCCGCCGTCACGTCCACCACGACCTCGTAGGACGCACCAGGCACGTCGCCCGTCGGCTCGATCGGGCACATGAAGCGGACGGGGTTCTTCGGCCTGCATTCCTCTGGAAGAACCCACATCCTGCCGTCCGCTCCCGCCGTGCAGTCCCCGAGGAACTGCACGGTGTTCATGGAAGTGAGCATGAAGACGTTCGAGGTGGAAGACGACCCTGCCAGCTGCGCCACGTGGCTTCCGTTGAAAAGCGCGAAGAAATTGGGGTTTCCTCTGTCTGGAACTTCCGCCATGGCCATTACACGCTTCCAACAGCCTCGAGAAACTTCGCTTCCGGTGCGTTCATCAATGAAGCCATTTCCTCCACCCCCATGTCTCCGAAGTCCTTAAAATAGATAGGAATGGCAAGTACGTCTATATTGACATATTCATCAGTCCACGGTGTGGATATGGCAGAGAAGCTACACGAACCATCGGGTTCCAGCCACATGTCAGCAATGTTTATGCGGTCTATGACGTTCTGCCCAACACGCGTGGATGACGTGATGCCTATGAACGTCACCTTCACGGTCGAAGACGGTTTCTTGAACGGTATGCTGCCCGCTTTCAACGTCACGCGCTGCCCGCTTGCGCCGGTCTGCGTGGTCGCCTGTATGCGCCCGTATACCTTGCCGTATGTCCCGTCCTGATTGAGGGCGTAATTGATCACTGAATTCCGAAGAGTCAACCCACTGGATGGCGTCATCAGCGTCTGTGTTACCTGCCCGAACTTCACCAGTTCGAACCTGGTTTCCAACGAATTTGCCTTTGAAAGCGCCTGAGTTGCGTCTATCTGGGCGTTCGATGCTGCGGATGCCGCGGCTGCTGCATCTCGCGTGGCGCTTTCAGCTACGGAACTCGCCGTGTTGGCCGTAACAGCTGCATTCTCCGCCATTTTCTGGACGGCAGCGATCTGTCCCGTCTGTTCCGTTATTTTGTTGTTGTTGGACGCAACGCCCGTGTCGATCTTGGACATTGCGCCGTTGAAGTCCCCAAGCCATGTTGGCTTGTCCGTCGCAGCGAATAGCGGCAGCTGCAAGAACTGCGTTGTGTTGGTAGCGCTCATGTCGACACTCTCCTTAGTTTCCATCCTGCACAGGCAGGTCGCTGTTGCCGTTCAGAAGAACGGCGTTGTACAGATCGTCGGTGTATGCCGTAGCATCGTAGCCGTCCAACTCCTGGGCGGTCTTCTCGAACGAATCCATCTTTCCCACGTTGTAGGCATAGTATCTCAAGAAGTCGTATTGCCTGTCCAGTTCTTCCTGCAGCGGGCATATGCCCCCACCTGTCTGCGACCAAACCAAGACCTTTCCCACGGTCGCATCCAGTATCAGGGAAACGAGGTACTTTTCCAGGATATCGTTCTGGTCGTCCGAATAGTCCTTGGCTCCCTGCACTTCCTTGTCAACGTACACGTACAACGCGGACAGTTCCTTCTCTATGTCCTTTATGACCTGCTGAATCTGCTCGATGGTGGCGCTGTCGCCAACCACGTCTATGAGTTCGTTCAGCTTGTCGACGACCTTCGCCAGGACTTCGTAGTACGACAGTTCGTCGGTGTACACCGCAGGAAGCACCCTTTGCGTGAAGAACCTCAAAGGCGGTATCCTTACGTTCGTCGCCATGTTCCCTCCTTTCACCATATGGTCATGAAGCATTGGGCCAATTCACGGTCATGCACCACGTCGTTGTCGATGTTCAGGAACGTTTCGCGGTACAGCTTCAGAAGTTCCGACTGCGGCCGGGAATATCCCGTCTCGTCCCTCTGAACCATGTTGTCGTAGCTTCCCGTGCTTTCGTTCGACGCCTTGCCGTTGGCCCTTTCCGTGTCGAACGTCGCGTTCGTGGCGTATTCCAGGCTCTTCACCTGGTCAGGTATCATCTGGCTTGATGGCGTGTCCTGGTAGACGTTCTGCGTGTCGGTTGACGATTCCGTGGTTCCAGAACCCATGTTCTCGGCCGTTCCCCATGCATGTTCCGTGTGGGACAGGTTGCGGTCGCCCAAAGGCTCCATTCCAAGCGCAAGCAATTCGGATTCGTACAGCTGGTTGTAATACGGCATGATCAGATGCATGGCGTCTCTCACGAACATGCGCCATCTCGCAACCGTCTCGGCAGCTATCTCGCGCGTGTAGTAGTGCCGTATGATCTTGTCGTTCAGAATCTTTCTGTGGTTTTCTTCGAATATCGGATAGTCTGCAAGTCCCACTTCCGAATACACGCGCTCCCACATGGATTCCTCGTGCGGAGCGCCGATATCGTCAAGGGCCTGTTCCACCACCCATCTAAGCTGTGTCGTGTACCTGCTCATCTTCCACCCTTCAATGCCGCCTTGAGCGCCTGCCAGAGATTGCCTCCACCATACCCTGTGTTCCCTCCCTTGTCAACCGTTCCGCTCTCCATTCCTGCGACGGGCAGCGTACCCTCCTTGTCCGTCCTGATGTACATGCCGCTTCGGAAGTCAACGTCGATGTCCAGCCCGAACATCTCGTTCACCTCCTTGCAGAACTGTTTCCTGCTGTTCAGGCGCGTGAACCTCTGGGCCTCCACATCTCCCATGTTGCCCATCACCTCGGGGGACACCATGCGTTCCTTCTTGTCCGTGTTGGTGTTCTCTATTCCCAGGTACGTCAGCGCCTCGTTCCAGATCTGGTGCTTGACCACCTGTATCTTGTCGGCCACGTAGGGCGAAACCGTGTCCAGAACATCCACGCCGGTCAAGTCCAAGTCCTTGTCTGCCCAGCACACGGGCATGAACCCGTCCACCTGCGCGAAAAGGTTCTGCAGGGACAGGCGTTGCTTCTCGCTGCACTTCACGATGCGAGGCGTCTTCTGCTGGGCTATGTTGGTGTACACGCTGCGTTCGCACTGCCACAGCATCTTGGCATACAGGTCGAGTTGAAGGAACGTGGGGGTGCCTATGTTGTCGTTGAAGCAGATCACCGAATTGGTTATGTCGAACTTCATCGTGGCATGGTTGGGGTCTACCGTGTACGCCCAGCGCTCCTTGGGAACGTTGTAGATGTCGAAGGGGCCAGCCATGACCATTCTCAGCATGGCGTATCCCTCCGGCGAGCGCTGTTCGGGGTCTTCCTTGATGGCCTCGTCGTACACGAACAGGCACATGCCGTTCGCCAAAAGCCACCTCTCCACCATCCTCTCGTTTACGCCCTTCGGGAGGTTCTTCCACTCGAACACGGAAACGGCCAGGTCGTACAGACGCCACATGTAGGACAAATACGTCTCGTCGTTGAGCCAGTCGTTCTCACGCTGGACGGCGTTTCCAGCGACTTTCTTCGGCACCCTGCCGTCGGGAAGCCTGAATCCCTCGTACATTCCAGGGGTCAGCATCATGCGTCCTCCATCATACTATCGAATTGTTCAGCGCGTAGTTTCCCACGTCGTTCACATGCCAGAAGGTAAGGCCACGATCGAACAGGCGGTTTATCTGCGCCAGCGTTCCGGCTGGAACCTTGCCGACAACGGAAGCGCCGTTGGTCTTGACGTAGTTCCAAGACCTGCGGCCCACGACGTTGGGAACCTTTATTTCCGAAACCAGATAACCATACATGCTGTAGTAGTTGTCTATCTGCTTCGCCATTTCACGACGGCACGTGTACTTCCTGAACCCCACCGTGTAACTTCCCAGGTTCACCAGCGAAGTAGTGGAGTTCATCCCTCCCCTGGACGTGTTTGGCGTGCGGGTGGCTTTTGAAAGGGATGCAAAGGCGTTCACCTGATCTTGTACGGTGTCAACTGCATCGTTCGCCATTCCAAGCAAATCCAGTCTGGTTGCCGAGCCTACAAGCCTCTGCGCACCATTCATGGCATTGTTCATGAAGGGCAAGTCGGTCTGCGAGTTGAACTTCAAACCGAACAGGTCTACCTGTGATTGTCCGTACATGTTCGCCCATGCCTGGTACACCCACATGCATGTAGGAAACGCCTCCATGTAAACAGCATGTTCCACAGACCTTCCAGCATTTCCGTTGTAGTTCTTGGGAATGTACGCCAACGTCGATGACATAGAGCATCCTCCGGTCTTGTCGAACGATGCCATTCCCTTGGTTCCGAAGAACTCCAAACGGAACTTCTGGTTCCCTCCGTTGAAATTGGTCACCTCGAAATACTGATTGGGGTAACAAAGGGTTTTGTTGTTCTTCGGCACGTAACCGTCAAGCGAGCCCATCCCCACGTTCAGGCTGTAGTCCTCCGTAGGAGTTCCTGCCGAGGCGTCCACCCAGTACCCCCACCCATTGTCCTTCTTAACTCTGTTCTGCACGCAGAAGTCAGGCACAAGGTATATCGCGCTTATAGCGTCCTGCTGGCCGTTGGAAGAAAGCGCGTCGATGTACGACTTGAGTTCAGAAATGGTGGTGAACACCGACAAAGAGCAACCAGAGTATACACCCATGTACTTGTCTCCCCCGACGTTCACGTAGGTTCCATCCTTCAACGGCTCCACTGCAGAGGCCACCACGGGATAGAGGAACTGGTTCTGATTGTCGAAAGAATAGTAATCAACGATGAGTTCCCCCGGGTCTAACCCTTCGTCCTTGATATGCATCCCTATAGTGTCATCGTCCACATGCTCCCTTTCCACCATGCACGCTTTCACGGTGCAGTCCGGAAACCACGTCTGCATGATGTCAAGGGAAAGGTGCAGCCTTGACGAGTTGGGATTGACGTATTCCACGTCCGTTATGAAGGAGTAGAACCACCTGTCACCGTAGTTCTCGTTCTTGAACATGCAGTAATTGTACCCGTACAAAGTCTCGGCATTGAACGGCACCACGATGGAATCGTCGACCCGCTGGTATGTGTAGTCCTCTCTCCTTAGCGACATGGGGCAGAGGGCGGCGAAATACTGCTGTTGGGCTTCCCTGTCGGAGAAGTACCTCACATGCCTGTACGACGGGTCGAAAGGAACAGTGCCTATGTAGACGTTGGTTGACGGTTGAAACGGCATGAAGACCTCCCGGATGCGAGGACTGAAAAACAGTCCTCGCTTTCTGACTACTCGGACACGGTGATGGTCGCGGAAGCCGACTTCTTGGCGTCCGCAATGCTCGTTGCCGTGACGGTCAGCTTCGTGGCCGTCTCGTCCTTGGCGACGTGAACCTTGCCAGCGTCGGAGACGTAGGAGCCGGAAGAGGCGTTTCCTGCAAGCGTCCATTGAACGCCCTTGTTGATCACGCCGGTTCCCGTCACGGTCGCCTCGATGGCCAGGTCTGCTCCCTTGGGAAGGGTCGCAGCCGTTGGCGAGACGGCGACGGCGGTGATGGACGAAGCCACGTCGGAAAACGCGACGGCCTGGTTGAACGGGCTGATGGAGAACGTCTTCCACACATGGTAGTTGTAGTTCCAGTACAGGCCCTTGCCGTTGTAGTTCTCCGTCATCTTCTCGAAGTTGTCCCAAACCTGCCAGAAGTCTCGGGAAGTGGTGATGGCCGGGACGCCTTGAAGAACCGTCACCTCGTCTTCCGTCCAGGGGGCGAACGACGGGTCGGTGACGCCGTTCTCGTCGGTGAACAGGTCTTGCAAGCGCTGCCAATCCATGTCCACGAAGGAATCCACGGCAACCACGCGCCCGATGAACTGCGCGTAATCCAGATTGTACGCCATTGCCAGGACGTTCAAGTCCATCACGGCCTCGAACGCTGCGGTCACGACGATGTACTGGTCTTCGATGTTCGTGTGCGTGGTCACTCCGGACATGGTGTACTTGTTGCTCTGGAACTCGAGCAGGCGCGCCGTCTGGCGGAACACCGTGGCAACGTCCACGGCGTTCTCCTTGGTGGCGCTGGGAATCGGCACCGACTGGACGTAGCCGTTGAGAATCGCGCGCGCCAGCATGTACTTCATGACCAGGTACTCGTCGGTCTGGGCCGAAGTGTAAACGCTTTCCACGATGGCCGCGATGAGGTCGGAGATTCCCTGCCAGGAGAGGAACGCCTGGCGAAGCTGGTCGTCGGTGATGGTGATGGGGTAGTACTTCTGGAAGTTCATGGTGTGGAACGCCGCGCGCACGTCGGGGATGGTGCGCTTGAACACGTCCTGCTCGGCCTTGGAGGGGCTGAACTGGTACGGGCGCGCCAGGTTGACGAAGATCTCCTCCACCGTCTCGCCGAACTCGAGACGACCCTTCTTGAAGGCCGCCCAGGGATTCGTGTACATCTTGGACGAGATGATCACGAACCCGATACGGTTCACGAGCGCGCCCAGATAGGCGTTCGCGGCCGGCGTGTAGTTCAGGATGTAGTCCCCGATCTTGTGGATCGTCTCGGTGGTTCCCGAAATGCCGATGGTTCCGTCACCGGCCTTCTCGATCACTCCACGTGCAAGGAGCGGCTCCGCCAGTTCCGGCGTTTCCTCCATCAAAGCGGTCGTTACCGCCACCGGGTCGATCTTCGTTTTCGCCGGCACGGTGCTTGTCTTGGTAGGCATGTGCATCCTCCTTTAGTTGATTCTGTCGTCCCACAGCGCCGCGAAGCCTCGCGGGCGGGATTCCTTCTTGATGTCCGCCGCGTGGCGGCCGATGATGTCCTGGCGGCCGGTGATTCCCTCGCCGGAATCGAAGAACCTGTCCGCGTAGCGCTCCTTCCAGGAATCGCGGTCGGCAATCGCGTCGTCGCGCTCCGCCGCAAGACGGTCGCGCTCGGCCTCGAGTCCCGCATATGCGTCCCGGCTGTCCCACCTTTCGTCCAAATCCGCGGCGTCGCGGTCGATCTCGGCGGCCATTTCGAGGCGGCGTCCCTCGTCCGGCTCCATAGCCAGTTCGCGCAGGGTGGGCTCGTACCTGCTTGCCATTTCGTCCTCCTATTCGTGAATCGTGAAAACGTCCTCCACGAGTATTGTACCACCTTTCACGTCCTTCGGGCGCAACTTCCCCGCAAACTGTCTGCCGAACGCGAAATTCTCCATCGTTACGCCGGAATGGCAACGCGACGGCATCCCGGCGCAATGCACGGTGAGCGAGCCTGCTTCCTCGAAGCAGTAGGACTTGGCGCGCAGCGCCTTGAACCTGTCGAAGCGGTGTTCCAAAGCCCATTTTCCAAGTTCCACGTCGTCCACTTCCATGCCCTCTGGCATTTCCGTGCCCAGGAAGTAGTTGGAATCCGTGTCGGAGTACAGCCATCTACGTTTGTTCGCCTGCGCCGCCCTCACGGTGAACGCACGTGCATACGCGGTTATGAACGCACCGACAGGAAGGTAGACGGCCTCTTTTCGTTCCTCGTCCAGCAGCACGTACTTCACCACCCCTTCGTCCAGATACGGCATGCGGGACTGCTTGACCGGATTGGTCGCCATCTTCCCGTAAAGGGAGTTGAGTTGAAGTTTCGCAATGGTTCTCATTCCAGCGTTCCCCTCTACCGTCGCCCTCTGCTTGACCTCCGTCCACTCCCTCACGTAGTCCTTGAAAAGCAGCGTGGAACCCTTGAACTTGTAGCCCCTCACGTAGCGCACGTCATGCACGTCGTACTGCTCGAAAAGCATTTCCAAGTCAACGGACGTCAGGCACAGGGGCTGCAGCCCGCCCGAATCCCTTATGTACTCCGTCTCTCCGAAAAGCCTGTTCCCCTTGAGTTGCATGCAGGGGATGTGACCTTCCTTCACCGTGAAGTCGGCTTCCAGAAACTGTATGTAAAGCGGCATTTCTGGGTCTTCTACGTAAGAGCCCTCATAGGCTTCAGGCTCCCCATACGGAAGCACTTCGCCATGCACCGAAGCCATCACGGAAGGATACAGCGAGTTCACGTCGAAAGACAGGCCTGGGCCGACGATCTTTCCCGCGAACTCTGGATTCGCCATCACGAACCCTCCCTTGTAGCACCCTCCCTTCCTCAGATCGAGGTCGTAGTCGGGCTCGGGGTACCAGTCCCGGAACCGCTTCTTCCCACCTATCGACTTCACGTAATGGTGGAACGCGTTCGACCCTGCGGTTATGCGCTTCATGTCCCTTTCGTACATTTCCTGCAAGGCCAAAGCCACTATCTTCACGTCGTTGGCTACGTATGCCCTTTCCTTGTCGGTCAGGACGTGCCCCGGTTCCCGGGCTTCCAGATAGTCTATGTCCAATTTCTCGATTGACAGGCCGAACGCCATTGGAATGGATGCGACCGGAAGGGGTATCACCTTGAGGGAATCCAGGAACTCCACTGCAGCTACGGGGGTGAAGTAAAGCTTTATGCTGTAGAACTGACCCATGTCGCTTATAAGGGTCGTGAACGTCTTGTGTCTGGCATCGTCCTTTCCTGCAACCCACGTCCACCCGTTGGACAGAAGGTGGTGCAGCAAGAACTTTCCGTCGAACTTCAGATTGTGGAAGTACACCCTCGAGCCCTCCACCGCCCTGCACCACGAAACGAACGATTCGATGTCGTTTCCGAAACTCACGTTCTCGGCGTCTCCGACCTCGCTTGCAGCCCATGCCCATACCCTGCAGTCGTCCGGATCTGCCGTGGTTTCGAAGTCAGCCGCATACGTCGGCACATTGCAAACCCCGCTTCCATCCCATAATCCACCGTCCCAAGTCAAGGCCCATATGTCTTTGTACTCCATCACACGGCCCTAACGTTCATCCAGTAACCCAGTATTTTCTTCATCTTTGTTTCCCTTTCCTGCGGGCCGTAGATGTACTCGATGCTAGGGGAATCCTCGATGGCCTTGACGAGGGCCTTCCAATCGTACTTCGCCATCGTCAGTATCATTTCCTCGATATGCGCGATATCGGCATCATGCTCGGGAAACCCTCCAAAAACGCTCCACAGGGCCTTCATGTAATTGGTATAGTAACGCCGCACCTGTTCCTCGTTGCTCATGTTGAGTTCCCGCGATTGCGTCTCGATGAAACGCCTTATCGCCCCGGCTCCCAACGTTGACACCGGGCGCGCGTCCCTGGAAAGAGCCGCCTGCTTCAAGGTTCCGGCATTCGCAGTGGGCTGAACCACACCCTCGGCCTTGGCCCTCATGCTCTTTTTCCTCTCCCGCACGCTTCGCAGCACGGCGTACTCGTGGCGCTCGTAGCGGGTGACGATGGAGCCGTCCTGCTGCTGCACCGGCTCCAAGGCCTTGGGCCTCGTCACCCTGTTCAGCCTGTTCACCGTGTTCTTCAATGCACGTGCGGTGGTTATCGAGGACTTGAGTTCCTTGTACGAGACTTCCTGTGGAAGGTAGATGTGCGCAAGAGGGTCGGCTTTCGCAGCCCTGCGAAGGGCGTTGTTGTACTTTCGGACCGCAGAGTTCAGCTTCCTTAATTGATTTTCATTCCATGAAATTCTATACTCTCGGGACATTCGTACGCAACCCCCGTCAAATCGTTGATTATCAGGAATCCCCGCGTCTCTATCTTCCTGTACAGGCTAAAGTCGGCAAGCACGTCCAAGCTCATATTGAATTTGAAACGCCTCGTCATGGAATCGTTCAACCAGTCCCTGTTAGCTTCCAACCCTTTTCTGAACTTGACAAGATGCGCAGGACTTGAAAAGAAGAACTTGTAAACTCCCACGAAATAGAAATACGGGGATTCCTTGAGGTCATAGCATATGCCGTTCTTGGTGAGCGTCATTCCGCACCTCCTTTCAATATGGAAAAGCCCTGTGCTTGGAAACGACGGGAACCATGCAGGAGTTCAGGTAGTAGACCAGGCCGCCCGCACGCACGTTCCCATAAGCTTCCAGCAAGGGAAGAACCTCGTCAATGTCGTCTCGCCTTACCGGATATTTCGTGTCCTTGGTGAACATGTATTCGAACGTTCCCGTCTCGGGATGTGCGACGAAAACGCTGACCCCCTGCGGAACCGTCCCTTCCCAAAGGGACACGTTGACGTTCAGAACACGGCATATGGAACGGTAAAGGAACTCGCTCAGCAAGTCCTTGTCGGCCATCGACAGCATGTTTACTTCGTACATGGCATTCTCCTAAGAAAGCCCCTCCCTACGAAGGGGCTTTCACGAACGGCTACATCTGAAGGGTGTACATGGACCCTTTTCCTACAGATTTCTGCTTGACCGTCACCGTAAGGGGTGGTTCCCATGTGGGGGCACCGTATATCGCGACAAGCTTGCGGATTGCCGAGTACATGCCCACCGAGACGCATTCGAAGGCCAAACCGTCGGCATCGATCAGCACGATTCGCGGAACCTTAGTGATCTCTCCGGTTTCTTCGTTTGCTATCTCGATGATTTCCGCATAGATGTCCTTGACGTTGATCGTCTTATTTACAAAATCCTTCACCTTGTGGTCAGGATTGTTCGCGGCGTTGAAGACGATTGCCTTCGTTTCCGGATCAACCGCGTCAATCGAACAAACGGCCTGCAGTGCCTCGCCTCCCATGAGTTCGGAAACGTCGTATTCCCTAATGCCGGTTTCGACGATTTCACTCTCGACATTTGAAAGAACAATCTCCTGAGATTCAACGACTTTATCGTTCATTCTAGATCTCCTTTTCCTCGATCACGACGCTTTCGGCCAAGAACTTGTCAAGGGGCATGGCGTACTTCATGCTCTTTACCGGCTTCCAGACCACCGTGCATCCACGAGGAACGGCCGTTCCCGTGGCCTCCATCAGGGCCGCACGGGCCTCTCCCTTGTTCATTGCCGTGGAACATGCGGTGCATTCCGCAACGACGTTCAATCCCACCTCTCCGTCGGATTCGAGCACCGAATACGCAGTGATCTCGTATTCGGTCATGGTGCGGGTAACGTTCTGCATTGCTAGATTCCTTTCTGTTTGGGGTACATCCTACGGTTAACACTTTAACATAAATGAGAATATGGATGTTCGGAAAGTGAAACTTTTCATAAAATCTTCACAAGATATCCAACAAGTAACACAACGCGAACGAACCGATGAACATGGCCATGAAGATCACATAGCCAATAAGTAACTAGTTGCAAATGGAGCTAAGAAACACGCCTAACGCAATGGCGTTAAGAAGCACGCCTAACCCAATTATCAGGAGCACAGGGAGAACCCTTTTCGCTGGTACTTCGTAGAACCAATCCACGAAGTGCTCTAACATCTCACGCATTCAAATCCCACCCTTCTACAAGTTTCTTACAAGCATCAACCATGAATTATCCTTAAATCGCACACAAGACTATGACAACTGCACCCATCAACATTCCCAGAAACCTGATCAAAGATTTGAGAGGTTTAGGCATGTAAAGCCATGCCTCCTCAATAGTCAGTTCATATGCTTTCACAGCAATCACCTTCGTAAACGACTTGGAAAACCAATTCGTAAAGATTCCTCATCTTGTAGTAAGCCTCGGTCTTGTCTTGGATATCCATTGCTTGCCTTCTACACATAAAAGACATTTACATCGACATCAGGATAAACCTCATGGCAGTAATCTTTCCAATCAAACCCATTATAATAACCATCCGAAAACTTTACGTGTTTTTCATCCAGATCAGTACCTTCTACCAACTTTATTACAATATCGACATCTCTCTTCCTCAGCGGAATCAAAACATAACCACATGTATACACACCATATTCACAATCAGCATAAACAGTAGCTGCGTTACCGCTCGCATAGAAAAAGTATTCGCCATTGCGTTTCCTGTAAACACTTTCAAAATAGTAATCAAGCCCCAAAGATTCTGATTCGTTATAAGCCACAAGCTTTGCCGTGTCGGTATTGTAACGACGCCCGAAAATTCGCTTTTCCATGATCAATACCCCTTCATTAAATTGTCCAAAACCTCACTAACAAACTCGCTGTAAACCTCGTTACGAGTGGCGAACATCGTAAATGTAGACCTTATGCGATTCCGAGGCCGCTCACACTCAAGGATGCGTGCCGCGCCGTAATCGCTTACAAAAATGCGAGGTTGTTGCGTTCCTCTCTTTACCAAGTAACGACTCGATGGGTGAGTGCGCACAGACGCGAACATTCGACGTTTCCAAATAGCACGCAACCTTCGCAGTTGACATTTTCAACGGGTACCCCCTCTACGATGCCTTTCGCAAATGCGTATTCCTTCTCAACATCATCAACGCCAAGCGCCGCTATCTTGCGCATTTCGCGCGCGTTACAGTCCCAAACGAAACTACAATAATCTTGGATGAACGCGTGAACGTGCTTCCACGTGGTGACGCTGTAATCATAGCGAGGGAGCAGATAAACGCGCATCTTGCAATACACAGCAACGCGGCTAGAATAGCTGTGAAGAACAAGCGCGTTTTCAAGGTTCAGAACCTCGCCGCTTGCAAGCTCAATGGTGATGTTCTTTTCCTCGGTGACGTATGCGCTCATGTTGCGGAGTTTCATTGTTTGCCCTTTCATCGATAACCTTACCATGAATTTCTAAATTCTAAAGATAATCAACCCCCAAATGCTACTTCAAAAGCATCAATCATAGTTGACCATCTAGCAATAATTCTTTCGTACACCGGATCTTCAACGTTCCCATCACAACAGTTAAGGTAAATTTTAGCAGACTCCCATT